TCACTTGTCTACGAAACGGGCGAAGATGGCGGCAGTTTCACGCTGCATCTCCTCGGTATCATGCGCATAAAGATTTTGCGTGATAGATACGTCCGCATGACCGAGACGGGCGGCGACATCAATGGGGTTCGCTCCGGCTTCAATGAGCCGTGTCGCATGCGTGTGCCTAAAACTGTGCGAGTTCAGCCCGTGCGCAGATAGGAGACGGCGCAGCGAAGCATAGCATATGGGGAGCCCGAAACGGTCAGAGCAGACAAGCGGGCGGCGTACCATGCCTTCAGGCGCGGCTTCAATTTTTGGCGCGGTGTAGACACGGCGATCAGGACACTCATAGACAATCTGATAGGCATTTCCAAGCCGCAGTTCATTTCGTGCCTGTATCGTTTTCCATTGCCGGAGCGCATTGACCATCCCGCCATCGATGTAGATCTTACGCGTGCTTGCGCTGCTCTTGGGCACTGAAAAGAACATGCGGCATCTGCGTCCAGCACTTGACAGTTGACGGCAGATATGGATAGTACTGTTTTGGAGATCCACATCGTCCCATGTCAGCCCCAGCACTTCACCGATACGCGCACCTGTATGGTAGGCGAGCCGCAGAAGTATGTGATACTTATGTCCGATAGGGCATTTCTTGAGGAGCGCCGCGAACTGCTCCGGCGTGATGATGCTCCGCTCAACGAGCTTCTTTGGTGCCGAGCGGGGGATGCTGATACCTGCACAAGGGTTAGATGTAATAATCTCTGCTGGATATACGGCGTATTTCAACGCGTTTGAAAGAACCGTACGGGAGAGTGATAACGAGTTTTTTGAAAGCCCCTTTTCCGCAAGCCTCTTCATCCAAGAATCGACATCGCGGGGACGCAGGTCTTGGACATAAATATCGCCAAGGATCGGATTGATCCGCACACGGATCGCGGACTCATAGTCGTAATGCGTCCCGCGTGAGACGTTTGGACGCATGACGTTCTCAAGCCATGCAGCGAGATAGTCGCGCAGCTTCACCCGCTCGCTCGTGATCCCGATGTTGCCGGACTTCCAGTCTGCATAAGCAGCGACACCTGCGTCATACGCCTCCTGCTCCGTCGCATAGCCGCCCTTCTCGATTGCTTTGCGCTTTCCCGTCATTGGGTTCTTTCCTGCGTCAAAGGAATAGGAGTAAGTCTTACCTCGTTTGCGGGTGCGGATAGTTGCTTTCTTTGCCATAATGTTATACCTCCAGAAATTATGTGGAATAATCCCCGAAGGTGTGATATACTTTGCTTGCTATGGCTTGTATATCTCTCCGGAGATTGCTTGCTTCACCGTTCATCGTGCGCCAACACGGTGGGCGGTTTTTTTTTATGTGGGAAGAAACGCGATTTTTTTCCCATACAATTATCTAACTAGGAAAAAAAGCCAAATTTTTCATAGTTGGTTGTCGTGACTGGATAAAGGTGTTTGACGAAATCCTTATTTTTCGCTGAGATTAACGCTGTCGAACTCCTTGTGCTACATGTCTCCTTTTTTGTGTGGATTTTTTGATTGAATTAGCCGCCGGTAGTTTCGCTCCACGATTCGTCGGATTTTGCGGAACGCTGTTCATGCAGAGTGTCGAGGAGCCCATCTACGAGCTCACGCCCATCTTCGTCCAGTGCACGGTATTTTTTAAGATGATCGGCTTCTTTTTGAGTGCAAACGTTCGTAGAAGGTGGGCTGGTAACAGGTGTTTGCATAGGAAGATTGTCAGAAGAACCATAATCCAAGGAAACTAATTGCCCCTTATCTACTGATCTCATCAACGCTTCAACACTTGTAGACATTGCTTTTGCGAGGCTTTGAAACGTTTGGATGGATGGTATGATTACTTTTCCCGTTTTTGGGTTTTTGTTTTTCTCAAGCATGGATATGTAGCCTTTACTTAAGGCGCTTCGTTTCGCAAATTCATCCATGCTTAGCTTATGACTTTTTCGATATGCTTTTATAACATCACCTAGCGTCACTAGTATCACCTCGCTAGCCTCTATTGTATAGTATGATAAACATTTTTTCAAGGATTTTGTTTATCTCACTTGACATTTTTTGTTTAATAGGCTAAACTTTTTCTTGAAAGAAGAAGGGAGGAGGAGAAACTATGGGGGGCGCCAATAGACTCAGGGAATACCGTAAGAAGAAGGGGTTGACACAACAAAAACTCGCGGATAAAGCTAATGTTTCCAGATCCATCATTATTGGTCTTGAGCGTGGTACTATTGCTACAACAACAACGGATACGCTTCTAAAGTTGTCTACTGCATTAAACGCGACTGTACCTCAAATTTTTTTTAGAGAGAATGTTTAATCTATTAAACATTCTCTCTAAAAAAAGAGTACGGCGTTCGCCGTACTCTTTGCACCGAGATTAGCTTTTAGCACTCTAAGAAAAAGGTGATATAGGAGATCAGCTTACCATCGACGATACACGTCTGCCGCTTGCCAATAAAAGAGTACCTATGTACTGCCAGCCAGAAAAAGTCAAAGAACTGTCCTGGCTTGATGGAGTCAAGATGTTCTTGCTCATCCAGTACTCGAATCTCTGTCAGACCGTGGACTGTAATCGTTTTTCCGGTAGTCAACGTAATATTGATTCCGTACATTCTAATCGCCTCCTTATTGTGATTGTATCACTGCAGGGAGGGAGCAGCAACCGAAACAAAGGAGGATCAGCCATGAAGCTCAAGTGGAACATGAACAACGTCGTTGCCGCACGGGGCAACACCTACACCTGCATCGCAAGGTTTGACAACAGCCGCTTTTGGCTCAAGGTCAATGCGATCACGTCCGTGCAGAACTTCAAGGGAGATATCCGCCGCATCGCGCAGCTTGTAGGGGCGAAGGAGGTCGAGATCAAGTACCTCCACATGGATGACGAGGCGGGCACGCTCACCGAGCCGCGCGAGAACATCGTACTCTTCTCCGATCGCGGTGGCGACGACTACAGGTATTTCACCGAGTCAATCGACCCCGTAACGAATCGGCGCACCATCCACTACCTCGCCCCCGAAGATGTCTTTATCCTTACAAGTGTAGGAGCAATCAAAGCGGCGTAATTGCCGCAACAGAGAGGAGGAAAGAAAAGATGGCGAACAACAACCCATTCGACGTATTGAAGGACGAATTTGCGGAAGTTGTCCGCAGTGTTGTCCGCGAGGAATTGCACAAGCTCCGTGCGCAGCAGCCAGAGGCACAGCCCGTACCGGAAGAGGACGATCGGCTCGTCGGGCGCGAGGAGATTGCGCGGCGTTTGGATCTGACACCAGATACGGTATCCGCCAAGATGGGGAAAGGTGAGCTGATCTGGACGATTGATCCGATCAGCGGTCAGCGAAAGATGAAAAAGAGTACGCTCGATCAGTACATTCGTGACCTGCCCGAATATACGGGACTTTTGAGCGCACGAAAGGAGGCAGTCGCATGAGCGGCAAGAAGGCGGTGACGGGCGCGGCGATCGCACTTGCGGCGATTATCTGTGCGGGTGCGGCAAGCGATCACGCGCAGGGCGATGTACGGGATGCGGTCTTGGTTGAAGAGGTCTACATCGTCAAGAATGGCGACACTCTTTGGGGGATCGCCGAAGAGTACATCAAAAAAAACACAGGCAGCCGTAGATATATCCTTGAATACAAAGAAGGTATCTACGAGAACAACCCTTGGCTTGTAGACCGTAAGGGCTTGATCCGTCCGGGTGACGAGCTGCGAATAACCTACTGGGTGAAGGAAGGAACGTGAGATGTGTATGGAAGGGTTATCACGCAAGACCATTTTTCGGCGTGATGAGGTAGAAGGCGTAATCCTCACGTACAAACTCCCCTGCGACGATGGCTGGACAACGAATCTCTGTGTGTATGCGGAGAATGAGAATCCGGGAATCTGGAACGAGGCGAGTACACGGGAAATGGCAGAACGTCAGCATGAGGAAACCATCCGCATGGTGAAACTGATGGGCTTTGAAACGGAGGACGCATGATGGAGTACATCGATGCACGCGGATGGCGATATCGTGTCATGCAGGGACTTGATGGCAGCTGGAAGGGACGCTATCGAAAGCCCGATAAGCCGTGGCAGAAGAATCGGGCAGACGATGTTGGCTGGAAGAACGTCGCTACTCTGCCTTGGCGCAAAACGCAGGAAGAGGCGGAACGTGACCTTGCTGAGTACGCGAAGCGCAAGGAGATGCGGGTTTATCAGAAAGACGCGGAGGACGTGACATGACTAAGTTTTTCACGATGAGCGGCGTGATTGCAGCTGCCGGCTCTTACACGAAGGTCGTCAAGCACATGTCATCGCATGAGGAGAAGGGCAGACGGTTCATCCAAGGCTATCGTGTCTGTACGTATTACACGGAGGGGGACGGCCGGGACTACAGTGTTCTGGCGGAGTTCCCAGGGACGCGGGAGGGGCATGCCGCTGCGGAATCTCTGGTGCTCTGGATCTGGGAGGAGATGCTGGAGGGCAAGGAGCACATCGTTATCCATGATGCGCCGCCGGTGCGAAAGTTTATGTCGATGGCATAAACAGAAAGGACGGAGATATGCATATCAAGAAAATTTTGCATCAATACCGACGCGACTTTCGGGCACTTTTTATCTGTGAGAATTGCGAGCACGAGTGTGAAATGCTGGGATACGACGATGCCTATTTCCATGCGAAGGTCATTCCCGACAAGGTATGCCCGAAGTGCGGAAAGACGGAGCGGGAGATCGACCCGAATTACCGCCCGCTCACCACAAAGTATCCTGAATGGATGCAGCTCTAGGAAGCAAGTGAAGGAGGGATCGCAGTGACCCCCGAGGAGCGGAGAGCGAAGGAGTGCGCGCAGCACCGGGAGCGCTATTATTGGTACAAAGCGCATGGGATCTGTGTGAGCTGTGGGCAAGCGGACGCCGCGCCAGGGAAGGTAAAATGTGAAGAGTGCGCTGCGAAAGTGGCAGACCGAAGCATGGCCGCCTACTACCGGAAAAGAGAGGAGCGGAAAGAGGCGATGCGTCGGCGGCAGAGAGAGCGGTATGCAAAGCGCAGGACAGAGGGGCTCTGTACTGATTGCGGCAAAAAAGCGTCCGCAGGAAAACGGCTTTGTCTGGATTGTTTTCTGCGACGCCGCCGCTATGACAAACGGTACTTCGATGCATATCGCCGCGTGAAGACGGATTTCTCTGACGGGCTCTGCCGCCTGTGCAATGAGCCAGTTGTACCGGGAAAAAAGCTCTGCGCAACGCATTGCGATATCTTGAGGGAGAACCTGAAAAAAGCGAATGCGCAGCAATCTAATGTCGACCATCCGTGGAGACATGGCAACCAGTTAATTTTTAAGAAAGGAGATACGCAGTGAAGAGTGAGTGGAAAATCTCAAGTATGTACCTCGGCGGCAAGAAGGTCTATCAGGTCTACCGCATCAAGGATATGCGCGTTGTCGATCACAGCGGCAACCGTGAGTATGCGGGCAGGTGGTACAAGGACAAAGCGGACGCGCAGGCGGTCGTAGATGAGATGAATGCGAAAGAAGGAGAATAGCATGGATCCATACACACAGCGCACAACGATTATGAAATGTGACAATCGCACCATGCGTATTATGACAAGTGTAGGTCGATTGCCTAGCGCATGGGACTTGTGCGCATCGTCCGAGGCGTGGGTAACAAGCCTCGCGGTCTCCGCTGGGGACAACAGTCTTAGCATCACAAGGTTTTCGTTGACGCAAGAGGAGGCCGACAAGAAGCACACGGATTTCGTGCACATGGCGTTCTTGATGGGGTTTGAACTGTCCAGCGGGCACACGTCCTATAGGCGCACAAACAAAAAGAACCCGTAACGGCGACAACCGTTACGGGCGACAAGAAAGATTTACAGACACAGTATAACACGACTCAAGGAGGATTTACAATATGACGAACTGCGAAAAACTCTATAACTACTTTCTCGAGCACCCGAAGGCGTCCGCCGACGAGGTGATGGAGGCGCTTAACTGGGAGCGCAAACAAGTGAGCAAGTACAAGCATCGCCTCAAAGAGCGTGGTTTCATCGATGTGGATGCAATCGAAGGAGTGAAGATCCTGCGTCCATACCGCAAGGAGGATAAAAACAATCCGATCCACGACTACAAGCAGGACGCATATATGGAGGCAGCGGACGCGTGCCTGGATCGGATCCACGACCCGGAGACGACGATCCCGCAACTGATTGAGCTGATCCGCGAGCTGCGGATGGTGCTCAAGGCAATCATTCCCGCGTAAGGAGGCACAGGTAATGAGAACATTATATGACCTTGGCGACGCCTTTAACGGCGTTATGGACATGGTGCTGGATGAGACGATGGATCTCACGGTACTCGAGGCGTGTCTGCAATCGATTGAGGCAGACATCGCCGTCAAATGTGAGAACGGCATCGGGCTGATCCGCTCGCTCGAGAATCTGCGCGACGGTATGAAGGCAGAGGCAGCCCGCCTTACGGATCGGCAGAAGATCATCGACAACCGCATCCGAAGCATTAAGGAGTGGTATCAGCGCAATCTTGACGCGATGGGCAAATCCAAGGTTACCACGACACGCGGCACGATGGCCGTGCAGAACAATTCGCCGGCACTCAAAGTCACGGATGAAGATCAAATTCCCCTCTGCTATCTGGATCTCATCCCTGCGCGGTATGAGGTGAATAAGGACGCTGTGAAGAATGCACTCAAAGCAGGTGAGGAGGTTCCGGGCGCACATCTTGAGCAGGGAAGGAGTCTTCACATTCGATGAATATTTTCGAAAAGATTCAGGCTGTCCGTGTGCAGCTCGCTGCGGACAATCTGAAGAAGGGGAAGAAGAACGAGTATGCGGGGTACACCTACTATGAACTCGGCGACTTCCTTCCGCGCATCATGACACTGTGCAGCGAGCAGAAAATCTTTCCCGTGATCTCATTCACGGCGGAGATGGCGACACTGACGATCTATGACTGCGAGAAGCCGGATGCGAAGGTGGAGATCACAACACCAATGTCCACGGCGCAGCTTAAGGCGTGTCATCCGGTGCAGAACCTCGGCGCAGTGCAGACGTATCTTCGGCGGTATCTCTACATCGCCATGTTCGAGATTGTGGAGTCGGACAAGATCGAGGCGACGATGAGCAAGGATCCCGTCGAAGTACCTGCAGCAACATCCGCACCGTCCGATATCTCTCCGAGCGGCCGCGCGTTCCGCTGCGATATCAATAAACCGGCGCGCGAGGAGCTAGTCCGTCTCTGGCAGTTCATGGGATGGGATACGGCGAATATCGAAAACTACCTTGCCACGCGGGCACTCAATATGAATACATCACAAACGCCCGCGTTTTTTCAAAAGGTCTTGCAGGAGCAGATCGAGTTCTGCATCACGGAGTCACGCAAGGGAACACCGGGCTATGCGGGACTGCTGTTTGATGACGGCTACCCGTTCCAATAAGAGAGGAGTATTTCAATGAATGTATCATTTTTTGGCCGACTGACAAGGAACCCCGAGGTCAAGACGAATCAGACGGGGACATCCTACACAACGTTCACGGTTGCGACACAGGTGCAGGCAAAGGGGCAGGACGGCAAGGCGAAGACGCTCTTTATCGATGTGTCGGCATTCGGCAAGCAGGGCGAAAATATTATGAAGTACTTCGGCAAGGGCAGCCGCATCGTGATCCACGGCGATATCTTCGACGCAAATGCGTGGGTCGGCAAGAATGACGGTCAGCCGCACATCGGCGTGAATGTGACGCTGAACGGCTTTGACTTTGTGGACACGCAGGCAGAATCGGCGGCACGTCAACAGAGCGCCCCGCAACAGATGGCACCGCCTCCGCAGGCTCCTCCACCGGTAGTACCTACGGGCTACGCAGCGCAGATTCCGGCACCGATGCAGACGGGCGTCGCACCGTGGGCACCGCCCGCATACGGGGGGCAACCGCAGCAGGGCGTCGCCTACGGAGCAGCCCCTCCGCCGCCCACAGGGCAGAACTATGCGGCAGCTCCGTACTGATGCGCTATGGATATCAGCCTCAGACCATATCAGCAGCAGTTCATTGATGATGTTGGGTATGAGTTCACGCAGGGGCGGCGGCGCGTGTGCGCTGTGGCACCCTGCGGCGCGGGCAAGACGATTATGACGGCATGGATGGCGCGCGGCACAGCACTTTCGGGGCGGCGCGCTATTTTCATGGTGCATCGACAGGAACTCATCGAGCAGACGTCTGCGACGTTCACGGCAATGGGCATTCAGCATGGTCTTATTGCTGCAGGGGCAGCGAAGGAATATGATTTGCCTGTGCAGATCGCCTCGGTGCAGACGCTCATTCATCGTCTGCACGAGGTGCAGCCGCCCGATCTTTTGATCTGCGATGAGTGTCATCATATCGTTGCCAATACATACCGCAGGATTTTGGAGCATTTCGCCGCTGCCTATGTGCTCGGCGTGACGGCGACGCCGGAGCGGATCGGCGGGCAGGGACTCGGTGAGATTTTCCAGTCGCTTGTGCTCGGACCAACCGCCGCAGAACTCATTGCCGCCGGCAATCTGACGCCGTACGACTACTACGCACCGCCCTCGAAGTTCGACCCCGCTGCGGCGCACGTGCGCTTCGGCGAGTACGTCAAGGGCGATCTCATCCATCAGATGGATGATGCGGATGTGATCGGCGACATTGTGAAAAACTATCAGAATCTCGCAGCAGGGCGGCGTGCGATCTGTTACTGCATCAACCGCGCGCACAGTGAGCACGTCGCAGCGTCGTTCCGCACAGTGGGCATTTCTGCCGTACACATTGACGGAGAGACGCACAAGACCGTCCGTGCGCGTACCGTCGAAGATTTTCGCCTCGGCAAGATTCGGATTCTATGCAACGCGGAGCTCCTCGGAGAGGGCTTTGACGTTCCGGCGATGGAGGCAGTGATTCTTGCTCGCCCTACGGCATCACTGACGCTCTATATCCAACAGAGTATGCGGCCGCTGCGTCCCGATCCTGCAAATCCCGATAAGCGTGCGGTCATTATCGATCATGTGGGCAATGTGTTCCGGCACGGTATGCCGGATGAGGAGCGCGCATGGACGCTTGAAACGAGGAAAAAGAAGCCGCGCAGTTCATCTATTAAGGTATGCCCCGCCTGTTATACCGCCGTTCCAAGTACGGCGCGTGTGTGTCCCTGCGGGCATGCTTTTGCTGCTGCGCCGGAGGAGCACAAATACACTGAGAGGGACGGTACACTCACGAAGATCGAGGAAATCAAGCGAAAGAAGCGGCAGGAGGTCGGTATGGCACGCAGCGTTGCAGACCTTACGGCAATCGCCTTAAAGCGCGGCTACTCGCTGCGCTGGGTGTCGCGCATGGCAGACCTGAAACGACTGAGAGGATAACGCATGAAGAAATCAGAGCATGACATTCAAAACGAGATTCGCGTCGCGATCGGCGCAAAGCAGACGGCGACACTCTTTCGCGCGAACGTCGGCGAGGCATGGACGGGGATTTGTCGAAGGATGAATTGGATACCGGATCGTGTTGTAATTGATGGTGCGCGGCGGTTTCAGAGCGGTCTGCCCGTCGGATTTCCGGACCTCTTCGGATTCCGAACCATCGAGGTAACGCCCGAGATGATCGGCAAAAAGATCGCCGTTTTTGTCTTCCTCGAGGTCAAAAAACCCGGCGGGCGCACGAGCAAGGCACAGAAGGAGATGCACGCATTCCTGCAATCGGCGGGTGCGATCGGCGGTGTGGCACGCTCCGCCGAGGAGGCGGCGGCTCTGCTGCAGCGTTTATAGCCGGGCGGGTTGAAACGAGGTGAGTGTCATTGACACCATAGAATTTTTCCGCGCGTTCTATCCGGAGGAGAGCGAGGGGCATACCTATCTCTGGACGCTGCCAGATAAGCGGACGCAAGTGTTTGCCGCCGCTGCGCACGCTGAGATCGCGCAGGCGGCGCGAAATACAGGGGACGCGGGCAAGGATGTGTATTTCTCTGTTGGGCTGTCTGAGCGCCTGTTCAAGGCGCATGAGCGGGCGAAGAGCGCGGACATTATCGCGATCCCTGCGCTCTGGGTGGACATCGATATCGCAGGTGACGCTCATGCAGCGAAGTCCCTGCCGCCGGACTATACAGCGGCGCGGGCACTTCTGCCGGAGATGCTTGACCCGTCGATCGTCGTACACAGCGGGCATGGGATCCATGCATACTATATTTTTCGCGAACTGCTCGACACGCGCACGGAGGAAGAGCGTAGCGCCGCCGAGGATCTATTGCGCCGTCTGCAGGGCGCTGTGCGTGCGCGTGCCGCCATCTATGGCTGGCATGTGGACAGCGTCCCCGATCTCTGCCGTGTGCTGCGCGTCCCTGGGACGCTAAACCGCAAGGGCGGCGATGCGGTGCCCTGCATGATTACGGAGTACTCCGAGGGGCTGCGGTACAACGCGGAGGATTTCGATGTGCTGCCCGAGGTGCAGGAGATCAGCAGGGCGGAGCGTGCGGAGAAATTCGAGCGACGACCGACGGACGGGGACGCGCGGCTGATGCTCGCGAACTGCGCGTTCCTGCAGCATTTTCAGCAGAACTATAAAACCCTCCCCGAGCCTGTCTGGAAGGCGGCGTGCACGAATCTCATGCGCGGTGTTGGCGGCGAGGAGATCATTTTGCCGCTCGTCAAGGAATGGCTCGGCACGAAGTACAACAAAGAGGATACCCGCAAGAAGCTCGCGCATTATCTAAACGAGTGCACGCCGCAGACGTGTGTACACATTCAGTCAGAACTTGGCTTCAAAGGCTGCGCGGATTGTCCCGACATCAAGTCGCCCTGCGCGTGGTCGCTCGGCAAGGTGCCGCAGGCAATCGCAAAGCTCCGGCAGATCGCGCTGCCGAATGCGGAGAATACACTGAATGAGGAGACGATCGGTGCGCTTGCGCTCGTCAAGAAGGAAAACGGGCTGGAATACGCACGCTTTAAGGAGCGGTGCAAGGGGAATGTCAATCTGAACGACCTGCAGCGCGAGGTAAAACGCGTGCAGGCGTCACAGGCGGGGCTTTCGGTCGTGGAGGGGGGCGCACTCGAGGCGGGGCAAAAGCTCGGCGATATCACCACGCGCTCATTTGTCCCGGATACGCCGCTCGATCTTGCGCTCCCCGCGAACTTTTCCTACGGCGCCGATGGCGTCTATGAGGTACGCATGACGGAGATGGGGCAGGTGGCGCGGCTTGCTGCAGGTACGCCCGTCATCATCTCGGAAAAGCAGTACAATGTCGATACGCAGACGGAGAAAGTGCAGCTTTCCTTCCGCTACTATGATCATTGGGTGCATGTGGTCTGCAAACGTTCGGAGGTATTCTCTGCGCGCGGCATCATCGCGCTCACGGATCGCGGGCTGAACACTTCGAGTGAGTCGGCAAAATATCTGGTGAAATACCTCCAAGCCCTTGAGGCGGCGAATCCGAATATTCCGCTTGTTCATGCCGTCTCCAAGATCGGCTGGCGGCCATATGGGCTGAGTGAGTTTGTGATCCCATCATCGAGCAGATACCACGTCGACATGGACGACGACGGAGAGCTTGCCGCCGCCTTTACGCAGCGTGGGACGCTCGCAGAGTGGCAGGAGGCGGCGCAGGAGATACGTAAACACACTTTTGCGCGTTTTGTATTGGCAGCTGCGTTTGCGACTCCGCTGTTGCACATCTGCAAGAACCGCAATTTTATGATTTACTTCTGGGGCACGTCGGGCGGCGGCAAGACGGCGGCGCAGCGATTTGCGCTCACGGTCTGGGGCAATCCGACACGGCTGATGAAGTCGTTCTATGGGACAACGAACGGACTTGAACGCGCTGCCGAATACAGCAATGATTTCCCGCTCGTCATCAATGAGCGTCAGGTCATGATGGGGAGCAACAAGCAGGAGGCGCTTGAGAGCCTTGTCTATATGCTTGAGGGCGGTCATGGCAAGGTGCGCGCGAGCAAGTCCGGCATCCGAAAGATGGCGACGTGGCGCACGATCGCAATGGCATCGGGCGAAGAACCCTTGTCGAAAGAGTCGAGCATTCAGGGCGTCAAGACGCGTCTGATCGAACTGAACACCTATCCCGTACTGCCGGAGGAAACGGCGAAGATGGTCTATGCCATCGACGAGGAGCGGCATGGCACGGCGGGCAGGGCTTTTATGGAGCGCCTGCTGCAGGAGGCGGAAACGGCATACACGGAGATTCTTGCGGCGCGTCAGGCACTCATTGAACGGCTGCACACGGACTATCCCGAGCATTTTGAGCCGCATATTGACAACGTGGCGACGGTCGCCATCGCGGATATGCTTGTGAGCATGTGGCTGTTTGGTGAAACGCCCGAGGCGGCACAGCAGGGCGCCTATGATATGGCAGCTGTTATCATGGAAGGGCAACCAACAAAGCGTGAAATCTCCGATACGCGGCGTGCATGGGACTTTGTAGAGGCGTGGCTTGTCAGTAACTGGCAGCATTTCAGCAACGATATCGGCTATGAGTCACGTGCCAAGCTCTCACCGGAATACGGCTTCATTCGCAACGGATATGTCAATGTGTATCCGATGTATCTGCGCGCGGCGCTCGATGATGCGGGCTTCTCGTCCAATAAGTTCTTGAAGGAGTTCGCCGAAAGCGGGCTGATCTGCTCGACGCCCGAAAAAAGCAATCGTCGATTCACAAAACGGGTCAGTTATAGCGGGACGAAGATTCATGTGATTCAGATTCCACAGGAAATGGAGCGTCTTTTATGAATTTGCGGGAACTATGGGAACTCTGTGGGAACCGTTGTGGGAACCGCAAAAATCCAGTAATTTCAAGGGCTAAGCGTATATATAAGAGAGAGTTCCCACAGTTCCCACATAATATATATATACTCTTATACCACCCTTACCTTGGTACTAAATATAGGGTAAGGGGGAGGGGGTAAAAAGGTATATATATGTATTTCAAAATTTGTGGGAACTGTGGGAACCTTTGCCCCTAAAGGCTTGTGGCTCTAAGGAAAGTGCGGTTCCCACAAATGCCAAAAAGCACGGGAACCGGCGCGGGAACCCTGCTGTTTTTGCGGGAACCCTAGTTCATTCGGAGGTGATTTTATGGGCTATTTCGAACATGTGAAGCCAAAAACACAGACGCAGCCGAAAATGTCAGACACAAGTCCGTATATGTCCATGATCGAACGCATTGAGCAGCGTGCCTATGCGATGCTCGAACGAGAGGAGCAGCAGACAACCGACTATGCATGCGTGGATCCGTTCGTGGAACTTTCGCCGGAGGATTCGGATGCGTGGATTGAGCTACTGAGCAAGGCACGTGAGATCGACAAGGAGTTCTATGCACGGCTCTATTACATACGCGGAGGTGGCACAAGGCTCGTACGAGACTACCGATGGGGCTATGTGCTACAGCCAATTATCACGGGTAATAATGCAACAGGGTGGCTGAACTATGAGCAGTACGAGGAGGAAAAGCACTGTCTTGACGGCTATGTGCAGCAGCTCATCCGTCTTCTGCGTATGGTTGCGTACGATGGTGCTGCATAAGTACAATGCCAGAAGGAGGTCAAAAAAATGGCAGAGCAGAAATACCCGCAGAATGCGGAGTCGAATGAGTATCGGTACATTGAATTCAAATGGCTGGATGAGGCCGTCAAAGGGCTGACAGCAGGCGCAGAAAAGCATCCGGGCGAAACGTGACGGGATATTCCGGCAGAGGAACATGCGGCGCGCGCACTGCGGCATCTCTCGATGTGACATGCAGGGGATCGGAGTGACAGCCACATCATCAACGCAAGTATGCGCTGCATGATGGCGCGAGCGATGGAATGTGACGTATTGGAGGTGTCGAAAAATGCGTGAGTTAAAATTTAGGGCGTGGGATCTACAGACGAAGAAAATGCACACGGTCGAGAGTATAAATTTTTGTGGACGTAAAACAGTAACAGTGCAATACAATCCGATCAAGAAAATCCTATTAGACAGCGTGTGCCTTATGCAGTACACCAGAGTGAAGGACAAGAACGGCGTCGAAATTTACGAGGGTGATATCATTCATTTCCCGTATGATTGGTTTGGTGATTCGGGAAAGGATTTTATAGTCCGATGGAATGAATCATGCTGTGCGTTTGTCAGAGAGCCTATCAGTGGGAGTCGTATGTGGGGACATGCAAGTAGAGAGATACTGTCAATGTGCGAAGTGGTCGGCAACATCTACGAGAATCCGGAGTTGGTGAGCAATGAAACAGATACTTGATGCATGCTGCGGCTCTCGGATGTTCTGGTTCGACAAGAAAAACCCGCATGTGGAGTTCTGCGACAATCGGGAAGTCCCATATCATGAGTTCTACCCGAACCGTTATATCGAGGTTTGTCCGAATACGGTATGCGATTTTCGTGCGCTGCCATTCGAGAGCTCGAGTTTTTATCTTGTAGTGTTTGACCCGCCGCACCTTACGAATGCAGGGCCGACATCGTGGACGCGGCTCAAGTATGGGTGTCTTGACAAGAATTGGCCGCAGGTGCTGCATGATGGATTCTGGGAATGCATGCGTGTACTGAAACCATATGGAACGCTCGTGTTCAAGTGGAGTGAGGTGGATGTCCCGCTTCGCGAGGTGCTTGCAGCAATCCGGGCAGAGCCGCTATTCGGGCACCGCAGCGGAAAGAATATGAATACACATTGGATGTGTTTTATGAAGTTTCCAGAGGAATAACAACTACAAGCGCAAAAATGCGGTTGAAAGTATCGAATATCGTCCAAAAAGCGGGAAATATGACACTTATCTACGCGGAAAACGAGATGAAGGAGCGAAGATCATGAGTAAGAAATACGCCTACATATACAATCTGGAAGATGAAAAGTGGCATACAGATTATTGGTTTTTGTCGGATGCATTATATGTTGCGAGAGCAAATAATCCAGATGCTCAAACCGTCTATATCGCAGAGACAGAGGATTACGTGCCGCCTATTTGGGTTGATTGCGTGGTTGATAACTTGCGCAAGGCTGCCGATGATGTGCTGGCGAAGAGTTCCGAGGATTTTCTTTGTGATTTGATAGATCAGGAACTGGAAGATCTGGAAGACGCTCTAGCAGAAGCGTTCGAAAAGTGGGGGCGCGAAACTGGAAATCCATATTGGATTGAAATACCGATAAAAGGTACAGAACGCCTGTATAATCTGAAAACAGGAAAGCCCGTAGAGGAGGAATCCAAATGAACCACTGGGTAGGTATCGGACGGCTTACGCGAGACCCGAATGTGAAGTACACGCAGAGCGGGAAGGCATACGCCTCGTTTACGCTGGCGATTGACCGCCGAAAGAGCACGGACGGGAATCAGCTTTGAGGAGGGGCGCGACTTGCAAGAATACACCTTAGAGCAAAAACTTCCTGCGGATTATCAAAACGGCAGTACCTTGAAAGCCTTTACGCTGAATCTCTTTCGTTGGCATCAGGTTGCTATGAGTGACGACCTTGAGGCTTTGGAAGAATACGCAAGGCATTGTTGGCGGATCGGAACGGAGCTGCGTATCGTTGACAGGGGACTGAATGTGCAGTTCAAGATAACAGATTACGGGAGTGAACAGCCTGTTGAATACATTACGCCCTGCAGAGAATACGACATCGCAAGGGAGCAGTCGGCGCGGGAGGTGCACAGTGGCAACACTCACACCGGATGAACAGACGTTATACTTCTTCGCATTTCGGTATGCCCTACCGCGACAATCCTATGCACTGTCTTTTGTGTCTCATCTCATCCTGCAGCGCGTGAATGACTTCGATGATTGGCAGCTGCGAGACATGATTGGTGAGATCGAGGCACATTGGGAGTGGAATAAGGATATCCATCCGATTGACCGAGATGTGCAGCGGCTTTTTCGAGATTGGCTGCAAAAGGCTCTTTTGGAGCGAGGTGTGAAACAAGCGATATAAGGAAAAGAGTGGCGTATCACCGCTCTTTTGGTGCGCATGGACATGAGGAAACAAGGGGAGCAGAATGGTCGAAATCAAACAAGTAAGGGCATACCTCTGGCGTGTCCGTGATATAGAGCGGGATCTGAAACTGCTTGAACAGGAGTACGAGCAGGCAAAAGACGATATCTTGCATCTGAAAGCGATCCAGTATGATGCGAATAAGGTCAGTGGAGGCAAGATTGGCGATCTTTCTGATGCGATCATAATGTTGGAGAAGTACGCGGAGGAGATCAACTTTCAATGGAATTGCTTGATTGCGTTACGGAAAGAGGCAAGAGTTCAGATTGAGCAGATACCTGACGGGCGATATAGAGCAATATTGCTGGGGAGGTATTTATACGGGCAGTCATGGGAGCAAGTGGCGGTCAGCATGGGATATACCTATCGAAATGTACTGGGGCTGCATGGTAAAGCACTGCAAAGTTTCGCTGTTGTCGGAAAGTTTTCATAGATTTTCACATTATTTCTGTGATATAGTATAAACTGGAAAAAGCAAGGGGCACAGCTACGGCGGTGCTCTTTTTGCATGCGATGAAAACGGTAAGAAGGGAGGTAGTGCAGATGCCGAGAAAGCCGAAACGACCATGCCGCATGTCGGGCTGTCCGAATCTTACGGACAGAAAAAGCTGTTATTGCGAGATGCACGAGAAAACAATGCAGCGGCACTACGATCACTTCACGCGCGGCTACGATCAGCACGCGAGATACGGTAGCGCGTGGCGTAGGATTCGTGACCGACACTTGGCAGGGCATCCGCTCTGTGAGAAATGCAAAGAACAGGAGCGCTACGTTCTCGCAACACTCGTGCATCATATCAGACCTCTCGCCGATGGCGGCACACATGATGAGGACAACTTGATGTCGCTTTGCGCGTCATGCCATGAACGGATTCACCGACGCGGCACGGGCGACCGATAGACCCCTAGGGGGCGGTCAAATCTCTAAAAACGCATTGCTGCGCGACCGGTGCTGGAGCATACGTGAAAAAATGGTAAATCAAACAGGGTATTAAAAAATGGGGTGAGAAGATGGCGCGGGACGGTACGAACCGTGGCGGCCGACGCCCCCGCGCCGGAAGAAAGCCGCAAACAAGGTCGGATAGGGTCGCGCCGGGGCAGACGGCAAATGTTTTGGAATTTCCGGGAGTGGATCTCGGCAATGCTGACGGCATGAAGGCGGCAGATCTATGCGGCACTGACATGCCGCGCCCGAGTGCATATTTGTCGGCGTGTCAGAAGAATGGAAAGACGCTCGGTGCAGACGATATTTTCCGTGAAACGTGGCAGTGGCTCAAGGAGCGCGGGTGTGAACGTCTTGTAAATCCTCGGCTCATCGAGAGCTATGCACAGGCATTCGCTCGCTATATCCAATGCGAGGAGGCTGTGAGTCAATACGGTCTGCTCGGCAAGCATCCGACCACGGGCGGTGCGATTGCAAGTCCGTTTGTACAGATGGCACTTTCGTTCCAGAAGCAATCCAATCTGCTTTGGTATGAGATTTTCGACATTGTAAAGCAAAACTGCACGACAAACTTCAGCGGCTCGGCGCAGGAAGATCCTATGGAGAGATTACTGCGGACGCGCATGCAAAAGTAGGGAGGTGACTCTTTGCGGAAATTGACGGACTACAAACCGACAAAGTTCATGGCGGAGGACGCACACTACGACCAAGCCGCTGCGGACTACGCGGTTCGATTTATCGAGTGTCTGTGTCACACGAAGGGGACGTGGGCAGGAAAGCCCTTCGAACTCATTGATTGGCAGGAGCGCATTATTCGCGACCTCTTTGGCGTGTTGAAGCCGAACGGCTATCGACAATTCAACACGGCATATATCGAGATTCCGAAGAAACAGGGAAAAAGTGAACTCGCGGCCGCCATAGCGCTACTTCTCTGCTGTGGTGATGGGGAGGCTGGAGCAGAGGTATATGGCTGTGCTGCTGATCGGCAGCAGGCAAGCATCGTGTTCAAAGTTGCTGCCGACATGGTGCGTATGTGTCCAGCACTCAACAAGCGGGTGAAGATTCTTGCTTCACAGAAGCACATGAAATACCTACCAACAAACAGTACCTATCAGGTACTCTCGGCAGAAGCCTATACGAAACATGGATTCAATATTCACGGCGTTGTGTTCGACGAGCTTCACACGCAGCCGAACCGCAAGCTCTTTGACGTTATGACGAAAGGCTCCGGCGATGCGCGTATGCAGCCGCTCTACTTTCTCATTACTACGGCGGGGACGGATACGCAGTCCATCTGCTACGAGACGCACCAGAAAGCGAAGGATATTCTTGAAGGGCGAAAGATTGATTCGACTTTCTACCCTGTGATCTACGGAGCGAAGGAGGATGAGGATTGGACAGATCCCGAGGTATGGAAGCGGTCGAATCCGTCCCTCGGGATTACGGTCGGCATCGACAAGGTACAGGCGGCCTGTGACTCTGCGCGGCAGAACCCTACCGAGGAGAACAGTTTCCGACAGCTTCGACTGAACCAATGGGTGAAGCAGTCCGTGCGGTGGATGCCGATGAACAAGTGGGATGCGTGTGCCGTGCCCGTGGATGCAGAAGCCTTGGAATGTCGCATCTGCTACGGCGGCCTTGATCTTTCCTCAACAACGGATGTTACGTCGTTTGTTCTGGTGTTTCCTCCGATGGAGGAGGATGAACCGTTTGCCGTGCTTCCGTACTTCTGGATTCCCGAGGAGAATATCGACCTTCGTGTACGGCGCGACCATGTTCCTTATGACGTGTGGGAGAAGCAGGGTTTTCTTATGACTACTGAAGGGAATGTCGTGCATTATGGTTTCATCGAGGCATTCATCGAAAAACTGGGTGAAAAGTACAACATCCGCGAGATTGCCTTTGACCGATGGGGCGCGGTGCAGATGGTGCAGAACCTCGAAGGGATGGGCTTCACCGTTGTTCCATTCGGGCAGGGATTCAAAGATATGAGTCCGCCGACCAAGGAGCTGATGAAGCTGACGCTGGAAAAGAAAATAGCGCACGGCGGGCATCCCGTCATGCGCTGGATGGCAGACAACATCTTCATTCGCACCGATCCTGCGGGGAACATCAAGGCGGACAAGGAGAAGTCCACCGAGAAGATCGACGGTGTGATTGCGCTGATTATGGCACTGGATCGTGCGATCCGCTGCGGAAATGACCTCTCGGAATCTATCTACGATACGCGCGGCATACTGGTGTTCTGAAAGGAGTGATGCGCATGAATTTTTTCAGCAGATTTTTTCGATCGAGGGACAAGCCGCAGAATTTACTGGGCGGTCTGACTTTTTTGTTCGGACAGACGGCTGCGGGAAAGGTTGTCAACGAACGCTCTGCGATGCAGACGACGGCAGTCTACGCCTGTGTCCGTATTCTCGCGGAATCTATCGCGGGACTGCCGCTTCACGTCTATACTTACCAAGGGAAGGGAAAAGAGCGTGTGCCGGAGCATCCGCTCTATCGGCTACTGCACGACGCACCAAATCCAGAAATGACGAGTTTCGTGTTCCGCGAAACACTTATGGCACATCTGCTCCTGTGGGGCAATGCCTATGCGCAAATTCTTCGTGATGGCAGAGGACAGGTTGTCGGCCTCTATCCGCTGTTGCCCGATCGGATGGATGTGAACCGAGACAGCCGTACGGGTGATCTGTACTATCTCTACACGCGAAACGCCGAGGAAAATCCAAACTTCAAAGGTGCAGGGCAGATTCGTCTGAACCGGATGGATGTGTTGCATATTCCGGGACTCGGTTTCGATGGTCTTGTCGGGTATTCTCCCATTGCTATGGCAAAAAACGCCGTCGGCATCGCACTTGCAACGGAGGAATATGGTGCGACATTCTTTCAGAATGGGGCACGCCCCGCAGGTGTGCTTGAACATCCCGGTGTACTCAAGGATCCGTCGAAGCTGCGCGAGAGCTGGCAGTCCATCTACGGCGGTACGAAGAATGTAGGCAGAATCGCCGTACTCGAGGAAGGCGTGAAGTATCAGCAGATTGCCATACCACCCGAGGAGGCGCAGTTCCTTGAGACGAGAAAGTTCCAGATTGACGAGATTGCACGGCTCTACCGTGTGCCGCCGCATATGGTCGGGGATTTGGAGAAATCCTCGTTTTCGAACATCGAGCAGCAGTCGCTTGAGTTCGTGAAATACACACTGAACCCGTGGGTGGTGCGGTGGGAACAGGCCCTTCAAAAAGCGTTGCTCTCGGAAAAGGAGAAGCACGGGCACTTCATCCGCTTCAATGTAGACGGGTTGCTGCGCGGGGACTACAAGAGCCGCATGGAGGGATATGCCATCGGGCGGCAGAACGGGTGGCTCTCTGCGAACGACATCCGCAGCCTTGAGGACATGAATCCTATCAATGCAGACGAGGGCGGCGATCTCTATCTCATCAACGGAAATATGACGAAACTCGAGGATGCGGGACTCTTTGCAGGTCAGCCGCAGAAAGGAGAGGGCAATGAAGCGTAAATTTTGGAACTGGGTACGGAATGAAGGGGAGGGGCGGACGCTCCTGCTCGATGGTGTGATTTCGGATGAGACGTGGTGGGGCGATGAGGTAACACCTCAAATGTTCCGCTCGGAGCTGAACGCCGCCGATGGAGATATTACCCTCTGGATCAACTCGCCCGGCGGAGACTGCTATGCGGCGGCACAGATCTACAATATGCTCATGGAGTATAAGGGAAACGTCAATGTCAAGATTGACGGGATTGCCGCCTCTGCTGCATCCGTTGTTGCAATGGCGGGGGCGACCGTCGAGATTTCTCCTGTGGGCATGTTGATGATCCACAATCCCGCGACGATCTCCATCGGCGACACACACGAAATGGAGAGGACGATCACGTTCCTTGCCGAGATCAAGGAGAGTATCATCAACGCCTACGAGATCAAGACGGGCCTGTCCCGTGCGAAGATTTCACGGCTGATGGATGCCGAGACGTGGATGAATGCAAAGAAGGCGGTGGAGCTTGGATTTGCAGATTCTGTTCTCTATGAGAATCGGGAACATCCCGCAGACGATACGGCAGACGGGTTGATCTTCTCCCGCGCCGCTGTTACGAACTCCCTGCTCTCCAAGATCTGGCAGGGGAAGACGAGGAATCATGTCGATGCGGAGCCGCTGAAAAGGCGGCTCTTTTCTATGGCACATTGAAGGAGGACTATTTATGGACAAGGTTTTGGCAATGCGCGAGAAGCGCGCCGCTCTCTGGGAGAACGCAAAGGCTTTTTTGGAGGAGCATACGCATGACGGCCGACTTTCGGCCGAGGATGCAAAGACGTATGAGCAGATGGAGCAGGAGGTGTTGGCACTCGGCAAGGATATCGAGCGCATGGAGCGTCAGGCAATTCTCGACGCGCAGCTTTTGCAACCGATGACGACGCCAATCACGAACACGCCGAATGGAAGTGTCGGTGCAGAAAAAACGGGCAGGGCGAGTGATGCGTACCGTGAGGCGATGCTCCGCGCCCTCCGTTCGAAGTTCCAGCGGGTTGACAATGAGCTCATCGAGGGGACGGACGCGAGCGGCGGCTATCTTGTGCCGGAGGAGTATGACCACCGTCTGATCGATGTGCTGCATGAGGAGAATGTGCTGCGCCCGCTTGCGACGACGATTACGACGAGCGGCGAGCACAAGATCAACATCACAGCGACGAAGCCCGCTGCGGCGTGGATTGATGAGGGGGCGGCGCTGACCTTCGGGGACGCAACGTTTGCTCAGATGATTCTCGATGCGCACAAGCTCCACGTCGCGGTCAAGGTATCGGAGGAGCTGCTCTATGACAATGCGTTCAACCTCGAGCACTATCTGATTACCGAGTTCGGCAAGGCACTCGGCGATAAGGAGGAGGAGGCATTCCTGCTCGGCGATGGGGCGCACAAGCCGACGGGGCTTTTGGGGGCGGCGCACGCACTCGAGACGGAGGAAGCGAAGCTCAAGGCAGATGAACTGATTTCGCTGGTCTACGCACTGAAGCGTCCCTACCGCAAGAATGCAGCATTCATCGCGAACGATCAGACACTTGCGGCGATCCGCAAGCTGAAGGATGCAAACGGCGTCTATCTCTGGCAGCCGTCGTATCAGATGGGCGAGCCTGACCGCATTTTCGGCTATCCTGTCTATACGACGCCCTATATGCCGACTGTGGAGGCGGGCAAGATTGTTCTGGCGTTCGGGGATTATTCCTACTACAACATCGGGGATCGTGGCGTGCGCTCGATGCAGGTCCTCAAGGAGCTTTTCGCAGAGCACGGTATGGTCGGCTTTGTCATGAAGGAGCGCGTGGACGGCAAGCTGGTGCAGAAGGAAGCCGTGCAGGTGTTGAAGATCAAGGCGTAAGCTGCGGCGGCAGAGGGGAGGTGGTTTTATGCTTGTGCCGCTTGAGGAGGTCAAGCAGTACCTTCGCATTGATGGAAACGACGAGGATCTGCTTCTATCGAGTTTTGCAGAGACGGCAGAGCAGCTTTGTACGGCGCTCCTGCGCGTAAAGGATCTGTCGGAGGTGGAGGATAGTGCTATCGTACGGATTGCGATTCTCTACGCAGTATCCTATCTCTACGAACACAGGGAGGAAGCCGACCACAGGGGGCTTGCGCTGACGCTGCGTGCGTTACTTTTTGGCGTTCGAAGGGAGGTCTTTTAAGTGCGAGTGTCCATGAGTGAGCTGCGTCATCGGATTACACTCCTGCGCCCTGTCATGGATGCGGATGATGAGGGGAATATCCTCTCCTCGTCTGTGCAGGAGATTGCAAAGGCATGGGCGCTCGTTCTGCCGTTCGCGGCGAAAATCTCCGACGGTTATGCGGAGAAGGTGCAGGAGGTGGATTATCGTGTAGTCATTCGTTACCGCACGGATGTGCGTGTGACAGATCGTATCCGTTGGGGCGACAAAACACTCACACCGATTTCGCCGCCGTATCCGCTTGGCGGGAAGAAACAGTGGCTTGTTCTGGAATGCAGGGAGTTGGTGGAAGATGGCTAGATACCGAGGTTTCGTCTCTGCCGAGAAGATTCTCTCGGAACTCGGCGTGGAGGCGACGACTGCGGCAAAGGAAGCCCTCGCGCATGGCGCGGACGATGTGGTCGCAGAGGCAAAGAATCGCTGTCCCGTCTATACGGGAACAGATAAGCGTGTGGTCAAAGGCGCACTGCGAGATTCCATCCACAAGCGACTGCGCAGAAAAGACGGCTCTGTTTGGAGGATTGCAGCGGATGCAGAATCCAGTGACGGCGTATTCTACGGCGTACTCGTCGAGTTCAGCCCGCGCATCAACAAGCCGTTTCTCTATCCCGCGCTCGATGCCAAGAAGGACGGGATCCGTTCTGCCATCGCCGATGCCGTGCGGTCTGCCATTCGGAGGCGGGGGAAATGAGCACGGCACGGATGGTGTATCAGGCACTTGTACGCACAAAGGAGTTGACACAGCTTCTTGCACACGGGAAGAAGAGCATCTATCACGGGCACAGTCCCAATGCAGGGACGTATCCCGTTCTCGTTTACTCCGTTATTTCGGATGTTCCTGCGCTCTCGGCAGACGGTACGGAACTGGAACGCCGAATCACGGTACGTATCCACATCCTGACAAAGGACGGACGCTGTCGGGCGATTCATCGGGCCGTGCAGAACACACTTTTGCCGCTTGGTTTTGTAAGAGCGCAGACGCAGGAACTTGTCGAAAAGGATATATTCGTGGAAATCACAGACTATAAAACAGCAGTAGAAGGAGAATAATATGCCAAGTCCAACACCAACAGGAAAGCCCGCAGGGAATCTGACAAGCGGGCAGTTTATCAACATCCAGAAGTTACATATCGCCAAGATGCTCACCGATGAGGCGGGCGGCACGGCGACCTACGAGAAGCCGATTCCGCTCGGGAAGCTCCTGCGCAAGGTGGACATCAAGCCGCAGACGAATCAGGCGGAGCTTTTTGCCGACGGTCAGTCCGTGGATACGGCATCCAATACCGCATCCTATGACCTTACCTTCGATACCGCCGCGCTTCCTTTGGAATACACGGCGTATCTTCTGGGACACAGTATCGAGAACGGCGTAATGAAGGCGGGCAAGGACGATGTCGCTCCGTACTTCGCCGTGCTCTTTCAGTCGGATAAGCGCAACGGCAAGAAGAGATACACCAAATTCTACAAAGTCCAATTCCTCGAACCCTCGGAATCTGGCAACTCGAAGCAGGAGAGCATTCAGTTCGATACGCCGACTCTGACGGCAAAGGCGATCTATCGACTCTCTGACGGGCTGTCCTACGCCAAGGCTGACGAGGAGGCGGCAGGCTTTGCCGCAGAGACAGGCTCGAAGTGGTACGAGCAGGTCTGAGGGAGGACACGATGGATACGCCGAAACTGCATATTGCGGGCAGGGAGATTACGCCGCATCCTCCGAAGATGAAGGTATGGCGCGAGTTCCTTGCCTTTTTTGATGCCGACAAACAGGACATGGATCTTGAGACGTTCTTGGACGAGCACGTCCGCCTGATTGTCCTTGGATTCGGACGGGAGGAAGTGACAAGGGAATCCGTGGAGGAAAATGTGGATGTGGCGGACATCGTGCCGCTCACCCGTGCACTCTTTCGTTGGATTCAGTCGCTGACCTTCTCCAAACTGGTGAACCTCCCAAACGAGGAGACGGGGAAAGAGGCGTAGTTCTTTCCCCGTACCAGAATTTACTGCGCTATTACGAGCGACTGCAGTCCGCCTACGGGTGGACGATGCACGAGATTGATTCACATGAGATTGGATTCCTGCTCGATCAGCTTGTGGTAACGGCACTGTGCGAACAGCAGCAATGTGAACGCTTTATTGACGATGTGATGTAGGGAGGGGATAGGGTGGCAAAGCGCGGACAAAAGATTGATGAACTCTATCTCGATATCGGCCTTAATATCGCACAGCTGCAGCTGGACTTTGACACAGCGGGGAAAACCGTCTCGGATTCCATTGCACGCCTCAACAGCAAGGCGAATAATATCCATCTGAAGTTGGATGCCGACCTCGCGAAACTCGATGGCGTGGGGACGGAGCTGGATAAGATCAAGGTGCGCCATCAGGCGATCAACCGAGAACTGGACATTCAGCGGCAGAAGGAACAGATTCTTGCGGCTGTTTTGCAGTCTGCCAAGAAAAATGACGGTGTGGACAGCGCGTCTTATCGGCGTGCGGAGAGCAATCTCCTGCGTCAGCAGAGAACCGTCGCCCAGACCGAAGCCGAGGTGCGGAAACTGAATAACCGCCTCAAGGAGAGTACGGTTCTCTCCGGCACGCTCGGTGGACGTATCTCAGCGGGCATGACGGCGGCACAGGCAGGTGTCAAGAATCTAACGAGCGGCTTCAATGTGTTGTCTGCAAAGATGGCTGCCGTTATGGCAGTCGCGGCGACGGGTGCGGGGCTGTTCAATATCACGAAAGATGCGATGCTTGCGGGCGAGAACGTCTACAAACTCACACAGCGGCTTCACGTCTCTGCGGGGGAGGCGGCGACACTCAATCGGGTGTTTCAGCTTGCGGATACGGATATCAAGAGCATTATTCCGCTGATTGCACGTCTCGACAAGCAGGTATCTGCAGCGGGCAATTCCGGCAATGACACGTCTCGCGCACTCTCGCGCTTCGGCATCGCACTCAAAGATCAACAGGGAAATCTCCTGCCGCTCAACGAGCAGCTGGCACAGCTCGCCAAAGGGTACAAGACCGCAAGCGAAGCGGGGATGGAGGAGGCGTATACCGCAGAAGTCCTCGGAGCACGCGGGGCTGCGCTCATCCCCATTCTCGAACAATACGAAGACCTTATGACCATTTCTTCTCGCGTCAAGACCACGGGACTGCTTGACCCGGAGCAGGCGCATGAGACCTATCTCAAGTGGCGTGCGATGGAGATGGAAGCGGGACAGCTGAAACTTGCCCTCGGTGCGGCTCTCCTTCCTGTCGCCGAGGAACTCATGCCGGAGATCAATGACGGCTTCGAGTCTCTGGTTGAAGTGATTCGGGACAACAAGGACGAAATCAAGGACGCCGTGCTCGGATGGGGTGAAGCACTCAAGATCGTCGCGGAGCTTGCGGGCTTCGTCGGAGAACAGATTCATAAGGTCAATGAACACGCCGAGGCGAATGCGTGGCTCGTAAAGAATCATCCTGTGGCATCTCCGCTGATTGCAATTCCGTTTCTCGGTGGTACGGTTCTCGACGCCCTCTATGGCGATGAGTACAAGCAATATCAAGAACAACAGAAAATCGCTAAAGAGAAAGCGGCGGCAGAGGAGAAGGCGCGTGCCGAAGCGGAGAAGAACGCCAAGGCGCAGGAGCAGAATGCCAAGGCTGCGAAAATCCGTGCGGCAGCCGAGAAAGATGCCGCAAAAACGGTCAGCGAGTCTGCAAAGGCGACCGCACAACTGACGGATAGCCTATATACACTGACGCATACAGACATACAGAACAGCCTTCACGCTCTGGGTCGTGAATCCTTCGAGTTTTTCCAGAAGGGCGCAGACCCGCACCTCATTGACGAATATCGCTTGGCAAAGGAAGCGAAAATCTACGCAGACTTTCAGCGCGACGTTGTGGACAAGGCGAATGCTCTCTATAAGACTGATTTGCAGAACAAATTGGACTCCATCGCTCGGGAAGCCGACGCCTTTCGTCAGAAGGGCTTGGACGAGGCACAGACACAGGCGTGGCTGAGTGAGAGCAAGGCGCGGGTGATGGAACAATGGGAGCGAGACGTTGCTTCCAATATTGACTCCATATGGAAGACTGAGCTTGAAAACCGCCTTGCGGAGATTGAACGCGAGAAGGATGCTTGGGTGCAGAAGGGACTGGACGAGGTCGAGGCGACACGCTGGGCAGAGAAGGAAAAACTTGATGCCAAGCGCAACGCCGCTCTGGAAGTCCTCCGCTCCCAGAAAGAGGAACTGAAGGTATTCAAGGAGTCCGGGCAGGTCGGATTGATGCAGTACCTTCGCAAGAAAAACAAGTTCACGGCAGAGGACTTGGGGCTTACCCCGGAATTGCTTCAACAGTTCCAGTCGGGGCGAAAATGGGCGATGGAGAATCTATTGCCGAATTTTGCCCCCGAGAAGCGTGAAGACAGTTCCCGCATCCGTGTAAACGGGCAGGAGTTCTCGTATGCGCAGATGATGGCAGGGCTTGAACAACAGGCACAGAGCATCCAAACTGCGGGGCAGATTGGAAGTGCTTCACAGCAGGGGAATCAGACATCTACCTCTATGACGGATAACCGGCAGGTTCACATACAGGTGCAAATCGAGAACGCCGTTACGGAGGACAACGAGGGAATGCGTATGCTTGCCGATCATGTTGCCGACCGTATTCGCCCTGCTGTTGAAAATGCCCTAGGGGGTGATTCCAATTCATATTCACATTGGTGAGGTGCGGACATTATCCGTTGAAAACTGGCAGACCATTCCCGATGACCGTCAGCAACTCCTCGAAATTGTCGGCGGCGCGGTGGTTCAAGACTTCGGTCATGTGACAGAGGGCGACCGTATTTCCTGTTCGGTCACGGTTATTGCTGCCGATTGGGAGAAAATCAAGAGCTACTGGGACAGCCGCACGATGGTGTCCGTAACGGATGAGGGCGGGAGCGTCCTGCCCTCCATGCGTGTGGTAGTGAAGTCCTACGAGTATATGGCTCATTTCCCGAAGGTATATAAACTGTCTTTAGAATTTTGGAGGGTGTGACAATGGCAGAACTCTTGCATATCTATATGAACAATCCGACGGAGGGTGCCAAGGATGGGACGGAGGTCAGCTCTGGCACGGAACTCGCTCCGATCTCGGTTTTGCTCGATGCGGGCAAGAGCGAGCAGAAAGCCGTCAAGTGTGCTGTCCGCTGTGAGAGCGGCTTCCATATTGACGGAGCGTTGACGATTAAATTTGTCGGTGACCATGCAGACAAGTGGAAAGCGGCACTGAATAACGGATACACTGCCGAGACCGCATTGAACTCTGCCGAATGGAAGGACGAGATTGCACTCTCAGGTGTTGGTGCCGTGAATGTCATCTTCTGGGTGAAGGCAATGAGCAGTTCTGACGAAAAGCCGCAGCAGGATACGAGTGTGGACATTCAAGTTGAGGGACTGTTGGCTACGACATAGGAGGTGCTTGTTATGTCGTTCAAGTACATCAATCCGGGTTATGCGGAACTACTTTCGACTAGCGACGGTACAACGGTGACAGGGGAGCAGTACAGTAAAACGGGCGTATCCTTCTGGCAGCCGAACTACTACAAGGGACTCGATCTTTCCGAAGTGCCGCCGGAGCTTTACGGTAGATTCGATATGTATATCAAGAACTCTGAGAATGCAAACAGTGCCAGATTATCCATTGCTATTGGGAGTTACAAAATCGTTAAAGCTGAAACATCATGGAACTCGTGGAAGATTCATGGAAATAACAACAATAATATACTTGTTGCATCGGATGCCGTTCATACAAAAGCAATCAGTACAGTGTGGTTTCATATCAAGCCGGGAGAGAACAACAACGGCGTTTTTCACGCCATAATTGATGAACGTGAAGTTTGCAATATACAGAATGCGAATATTGGATATCTCACGGACTCAGATGCAAAGACAATCAAGATCAGCAGTCTTACCGATGAAATTCTCATTTCAAGCCTCATCCTCTCAGATGAGGAAATCAACCCACGGGAACAGGTCATTATGCTACCCGTCCAATCGACACAGACGGATATGACCGACTGCGGCGATGGCAGCTATGAAGCGACGGCGGCAGGACAGGAGCTTCTGCAGTCGGTCGATGTCGCAGCTCTTATCACGCAGTACGGAGGGAACTCCCGTGTGGTCAGTATTGCTCCGTTTGCAAAGCCCGCCTATCGGACGGCAGAGGGGCTGTGCGCTCTGACAGCAATCGAAAAGAGTGGCAGCGCAATCACGGAACACGGCAGACATATCGCAGGGCAAGATCAGAATGGTTTCGTTATAGGAACATATGACACGTCTCTAAATATTGCAGGTCTTGCGGGGCGGCAATTCGGATGGAGAGCAGGGACATGAGCATCAAACTGAAGCCCGGTGTCATCATTTCATGGTTGCCGTTTGGGCGTATAAAGTTACGTCCTATAGTTTATGTTACGTTTATCCCAATGGTTCGGGATCCAGTAAAGCTGAGGTGTGACTTAAAGCGGGAACTTCATACATCCTGCGTGGTTCACGCCGACACACGCCGACTGCTCAAAACAGGAGTGAAAGTCTCAATCAGGGGGAAGCTGATCCGACGAATTGGTCGTACGGAAGCGACAAATGCCGATACAGTGCGGCGTATCGGACAATTCTGCTCCGTCGCTACAGATACAGCACGTCAGCTTGTCAAGTCTCTGCATATATTATTGGCAGATACGAGAATTGAGATTCCACACACACTTACCTACGCAGACTTCAAAAACCGTGGGATTCGCTCGTTCTCTGTGACGCTCGAGGAACTCAGTCTATCGGACAATATTCAACTCGAAACCGTGAATCCTCTTTCCATCGGTGCGTGCGTAGAGGGGCGATTGGTGGACTACGACTTCTGTTTTCTCGTGGAGGAGACGAGTCAGCGCGGCATCATACAGTCCGTTAAGGGAACATACAGTAAGGACACGCTCCTCTACACACCCATCCATATCTACGTGGAGCGGGCGAAGGTGTCGCGCTATGCGGCGGAGATTGCGGCGGCGCTCGGGCTTCGGCTTCATCGTCTGACGGACGACTTTACACCGTCACAGAACTTCGAGGGTAGCGGTATGACCTACCATGACTTCATCTCGGCACTGTTCGGATGGACAGCAAAACTCCCGCAGCGTCAGATCAACGTCTTTATTCGCGGAGACACACTCCATATCATTCAACGCGGCATGGAGGAATCTGTCGTTGACATTACGAATTGGCCGCACGCACAGCCGACCGTAGAGCGAAAACTCCTGCGTTCCGTCTGGCACAGTTCCCATAACGATTCCACCGGGGCGCATAACGAGGAGGACACCGTACCCGTTCCCTTCACGGGGACGATTTCGTTCCACGAGATCAGCCGAACGTATTCCAACGGCTTTCTTGTCCGTGAGACGAATGAAAACGGCTACAGCACCTACTCCTACGATGGGGAATATCTCGCGGAAAAACGCACGCACAATGTGGACGGTTCGACAAGCCGCACGGATTATGCCTATGCCGCCACAGGGCGCGACGTTTATCTCTTCAAGGAGTGGGAGCGTACAACAGAACCCGTCAATGACGGAAAGAAGCATACGGAGTATGACTGGGAGGATTGGAGCCGCGAGAAGGGGACGGAGCGCATCACCTACCATGCGCCGCTTGGTTATGGTTGGTATGCGACCACGGTTTACGTCGATGGCGTGCTTGAAGGAAGCTCTTTGTCACAGGGCAAGCCCGGCGGCAAGGCGAGTCTATTCACGATTGAGCAGTCGAATCTGAGCCTCGGCGGTCATTACGCCAGTGACGATACGCTTCCGTATTCCTCGCTCATCGACACCGAATTTCCCGTTGTAGGCGCGGACTATTTGCAGATGCTGACGAGAGAGATTGAGTGGCTCAACCGCAAGACGCAGGAGACGGTCACGGTGGAGATTCGCGCACGGATTCAGAACGGCGTTCCCGACATTGACCACATCGTCGATTTCACTGAGCGCATCCGCTTCGAGGGGCATGAGTATTTTTTGCAGTCGAACACGGTGGAACTTACGCCGCGGCTTCTGCGGCAGACAATCAAGATGGTGAGGTGGTACGGATGAACGGTGTCATAGGGCTTGCTGCGGCAATACGGGCGGGGATAAAGAACTCGCAGGTGGGTGAATCACAGGCGCAGCGCGGCAGGATTCAGAATGGGCGCGTCCATATCGGGGAGCGATCCTATCCCTTCCGTGCGGCAGTAGATTGCAATACGTCAGACGGCAGTCTAGTGTGGGTACAGATTTCAAAGGGTGGTACCGCCGTTATCGTGGGAGCGTGAGGGGTATGCACAGGGCGCGAGTGAAAGCTGTGAGCGGAAATCGGGTGCTTTCGGATGGCGCATGGCTTACCTGCATAGGGAATCGAACGGTTCGTGAGGGAGAGTGGATCTGGACGGACGGTCGTTGCGTCTACGGGCATGAATCCGAGGGCGGCGGCAGCTACATTCCGACGAATGTCCTTTCCGGCATACCGCTCCTCCAAATAAAGTGGAAGGATCAAAAAAACCAGATGCTTCATTTGTACTACGCAAAAGGAAAGATTCATCCGCTCGGCTTTTCCAAAGAGGATATATGGATGGTCAACAGCAGCCGCCACTTTGCGTATGTCTCAGGTCATGGAATGCTGGATGCCGAAATGGATGAGCGGGGAAATCTCTATACCCTCGAAGCTGTGAATGTCCTCGTGTACCCGCTCATCGGAGCAGATCAGCGTGATGGCATTCTTCGTGTCAAATGTAATGGAGAAGTCATCGCCGCATACGATCTTGTGCCAATGTTTGGTGCTCCCGCCGTATCCGGCCCCACTGACCTCTATAGCTGCCAAACAGTAGGCGGGCGGGTGGATAAAACAGGGAACTTCAAAGTGATGATATGGCATTCCATGTCAGAGCATGGGGAAAACGGAAGCCATGTCAGCACAGACCGTTATGTATTCTTCGATGGCAGCAATCTTGAGCCGTGGATGGAGAACACCAAAACAACATCAAGAGACTCTGTTACAGGGGAATCTCATACTTCGGAAAGCAGATGGAGCGCACCGGATTACAGTATCCGCTATCCAATCCATGACGGCATGTATATGCGCTTTCCTGCAAATCTTGATTATCTCACTTTTGGGAAGAGCTACATTTCAAAGATTTACAGTGCAAAAGACAACCTGCTCATGGAGCTTCCTACGAATCCGACTACTCGTACAAGCCTTTGCTCTCTGGGACAGGGGAGATATCTGGTCAGCACTGGATCTCCCTTATATTTATGGAAAGAGGAGCAGCTTACGGAACTGCTGCGTGGGTGCTACAACTTCCGTCTGCGTAGGATGAAGCATCTCGGAAAATGGAAGAAAGCAGGAGGTATTTGACATGGATCAGATTTTGACAATACGTCTCTATGCGGCGGGCATCGGCATCTTTGTTGGAGAGATCCTCGGCAGCTTTGACGATCTGCTTTATGCACTCGTCGCTTTTGTTGTGACGGACTACATCACGGGTGTACTCCGTGCGATTGTTGAGAAGAAACTGTCCAGTGCCATCGGCTTCAAAGGGATTTGCAAGAAGGTCTGCATCTTCACTCTTGTGGGCGTAGCGAATGTCCTCGATGTTCACATCATCGGCAGCGGGTGCGTCCTGCGTTCCGCCGTGATATTCTTCTACATCTCGAATGAAGGAATTTCCATCATCGAGAATGCGACGAGGATAGGGCTTCCCGTGCCGCAAAAACTTCAAGATATGATATTGCAGCTACAAGACAATAACGTTGCAAACAAGAAAGGGGAGAAGAACAAATGAAAGTATTTCTGAACCCGGGGCACGCCCCGAATGGAAATCCGGATCCTGGTGCTTGCGGATGTGGACTGCGCGAGTGTGACGTGGCGAAGAATGTCGCAGACCTTGTTGCGGGTTATCTCGCTGCCGCAGGTGTAGAAGTTGTGGGGAGTCTCCAATCCGACAGTCTGCATGAAGTCGTCTCGGCTTCCAACCGTGCGGATGCCGATGTGTTTATCTCCATCCACTGCAATGCCTGCAACGGCAGTGCGAATGGGACGGAGGTCTGGCACTACTACGGAAGCGGCGAGGGAGAAAAGCTGGCAGACTGCATCCAGAATCAGATTGTGGATGCGCTCGGAACTGTGGATCGTGGAGTGAAGGGGGCAAAGCCCGGTGTCAACGGTTTGTATGTTCTCAACAACACTGACGCGGTCGCCGTCCTCGTTGAGCTCGCCTTTATCGACAACGAAAGCGATGCAGCACTCTTGAGAGACCGGCAAGACGAGTTTGCCCGTGCCATTGCGCGCGGCGTGACTGACTACGAAGCACAGTGAGGTGATTCACAATGCTTGAACGGACATGGACAGCGGTCACAGCGCATAAAAAAGCACTGCTCGTAACTCTCCTCATTCTGCTCCTATTGATTCTGTGCATTTCTTTTTCAAGAGAAAAGCAGACGGCAACCGAAAAACCTGCTGTCCTGACGCAGGAGCAGACGCAGGACACTGCGGCACTGCGGGCACAGCTCGACATCTCGCGTGCCAACGCACGGGCACTGCAACAGCGTCTCACGGAGGCACAAGCGGGGCAACGTGCACCTACAGTGACATATGATGTCACCGCTCCTACCGTGGATCGGGCGGCGCAGGTCGTTGAGCGTCAGATCAGGGAGGACGACCCGACACTGCCACGGGCGGCGAGGGAAAAGACAGATCGGACGGTCGTCACGCCGATCACAAAGGACAAGGATGGCAATCAATTGTCAACCGATCAGCAGAAGGTTGACGTGTATAAGATCAACCTCCGCAAAGATCACCGCATCAAGGCGGGAGCATCCGTCATTGATGGCAAGGCGCTCATGTCGATTGGCTACGAGCAGGGGCGATTTGAGGCTCTTGCTCACTTCGACGGCTCCCGCTACAAGGGCACGACGGTGATGTACAACGTCGCAGAGTGGTGAATAGTTGAATCGACTGGGGGAGATGTTTTGTGGCGTCTCCTCTAGTTGGTTTAAGGAAGTATGGAGCATGCTTGAGAGGGAACTATGCAATTACGCAGAAAAACTTGCCAATTTTATTCGGGAAAAAAACTTTGCACCAGTTGCCAAAAGGAAGCCATACTATCACATGGGAGCAACAATAACTGACTCTATACTACAGGCAGGTTTAAATTATCATCATGTAGTCTATCCGCGTGTTCTTAAACTCCTCACAAAATATCCGGACTACAAGACGACATGTGATTTCATTATTTTAATGCAAGTGGTTCCTCTTGGAGAACTTATCGCTTGGAAAAACTCGAAGAAGTTACAACGCATTAGTGGGTTAAGCTGGTTCTTATATAGCAATGGTATCGAAAATGAAGATCAGCTTGCAAAATGGCTTGATATAGAAGAAAACATAAGTCAGCTAAGAAGGGTTGATGGCGTTGGACCTAAAACCGTTGATTATCTAAAAATGCTTTCTGGCGGTCAGGCGATTGCTATAGATCGTCACCTATTTGTATTCTTGGAGTTGGCAGGGATACCCCATTGCTCATACCAAGATGCCGCTCTCATATATGGTAAAGCGGCAGGGGTGTTGGATATGAGTCAATATGAGCTGGACAAGCAAGTGTGGCTGTATATGGCTAAAACTTAAAATTTGATGTTTGTGTATAAGCCCCGGGGCTACGGCTTCGGGGCTTATTTTTATGCCTCTAAAAATATAACCATAAAAATAAAAAAATATGTATATAAACTATTGACAAATATGTATATACCTGCTATAATGTAATCAAGATAAAGGTCAGGCGAAAGCCCAGAAAGAGGAGGAAATCAAAATGAAGGCAGAGAGAAAGTTCAAGGGAGTCAAGGCGGCGGTCGGAGAGATGCGCGGCTGCAACCGCTACGACGGCACGTACCTCGAGGTTCACTACGATGTGGACGAGGACGAGGTGTATACGCACTTCCACTCCTCCTTCGGCGGGAACTCGTGGACGGTGTACCACGATTCAGCGGTTATCCCCGTCGGAAAATATTCGAGCCCCGTCAAGATGGCGGAGCTCAAGGAGGACATCCGCCGAGCCATCGCACGGCGGGCAGAGGTGGCGTAACATCTAAGAGGGGCGCAAGCCCCTCTTAGATGTACACAGGAGGATATCATGAAAAAGAACAAGCAGATTTACATGAACCCTGCACTTGCGGGGCTCGAAGCGGACGTGAAGGAGGCAGGGACGAGCTTTTCCGCACGTCTCGGCGAGATCGTCGAGCGGTATCAAATGATGCTCGATCTCGAAGCACTGCCAGAGTTTTCGGAGGACGAAACGATGATCCTTAGTGAGGCAATCTGCGGCAGCGTAATCGACCGCCGCAAGATTCGCGGACTGTATCTCGATGTTTTGGACACGGCAATAGGAACAAAGGAGGAGCGCGATGCCCTGAGCGCGAAGATCGAGAACCTGACAGCAGGGCAGCGCCTCAAATTGATTGAGACATTGGGACAATGAAAAAAGGAGTTTCAACGAAACAGCCCCGCACCTGCCGAGAGTGCGGGGTTGTTTTTGAGGGTGGCCCCCGTGCCTGGTATTGCCCGAAATGCCGCGCGAAACGAAGAAAAGAGCAGGCGGCACGGTATAGACGCCGCCGCAAAGACAGGGTATCCCTTGTACTTGGTGAAAGTGTCGGAGAGTGCGTCGTGTGCGGAAAGGCATTTGTTTATGTATCCGCCCGCCAACAGTACTGCCCTGACTGTGCAAAAGGGGCGTGGAAAGCATCCGATCGGCAGCAGGGGCTGGAGTGGTATCACAAGCACATGGATTTAGGCAAGAGGAGGGAGCGCCGGAAAGAGCGTTATGTAAAGAAACCTCCTACAAGTTGCCCCGTGTGTGGGAGTAAACTGGAACGATCGCAAAAGAGCTACTGCACAGAGCGTTGCGCCCGCATCGCGCAGTCCTATCAATCTGCCCGGTGCTATTATCTGCAAGGCAAGCGAAAATCTCTGCCTACATGGGAGGACTGGATCCGGCAAGAAGAAAACAGGCTGGCTCGTGGATGTAAAGTGTGCGGCAAAAAGATAGGGAGCATGAGGCACAGTTACTGCTCGCCAGAATGTAGCAAGATCGGCAAGACGTACAGTACGGCGCTGTCGCATTACCTTGCGGGGACGCGAAGTGAGCCCCCGTCGTGGGAAGACTGGATAAAACTGCATAAGAAATAGAGGGACAGCGTTTCGTGCGCCGTCCCCTCTGTTTTTGTCTACAATTTGTCTACCGTGCCTACAAAAACCTTTGAAAAAAGCTCAAATCATCATTCGTGAAAGATTCTCCTAAAAATTACCGTGAAAGCGCACGATTGCTGGGATTACTGCGAATACCAACAACAAGAAAAAACATTGTAATTCAAGGCTTGAAAAATTCACATATTTTTACACAGCTCTCACGATAAAAGTGCTAGCCCCTCCAACTATCCATAATTACCATTATGGATAGTTGGAGGGGGAAATCACTGTAAAAATTACATATCCGGTCGCATTCCTGTTTTTCCGGCAAACTTATGATAGTTGCCGCCGTTATGTCTCCGCTTCAGTTCTTCGAGCAAATCCTCCGGTGTCATATTGTGGTACGCGAGCAAAACCAAGCAATGATACCAGAGATCTCCCATTTCATAGAGCACATCCTCACGGATGTTATTTTTAGACGCAATAATTGTCTCTGCTGTTTCCTCGCCAAGCTTTTTCAAGATCTTGTCCTGGCCCTTATCAAAGAGATAATTCGTATAGGAACCTTCGACCGGATGCAGACGGCGGCTCTGAATCACCTGATAAAGATCGGACAGAATCTCTGCAAGCGGCATCTCATCTCTCGCATCAACAGGAATAATACTGTTTTCACTGGCAGGATAGAGTTTTCTACCGTTAAAGCATGAATATGTACCCGTATGACAGGCTACACCCGTCTGTTTGACACGCAGCAGAATCGTATCACCATCACAGTCATAGGAAAGTTCCTGCACGCGCTGCACGTTTCCGGAGGTTTCGCCCTTTTTCCACAGCTTCTTGCGGCTGCGGCTGTAGTACCATGCGAATCCCGTTTCCATCGTTTTCTCAAGGGATTCACGGTTCATGTACGCGAGCATGAGGACTTGATTGTTTTCTTCCTGTACTATAACAGGAACAAGTCCGTGTTCGTCAAAATTCACCATTGAAATATCAACACTCAT